CGTTGTCCACCAACAGTAGGAGTAGTTATACCTAGACCCATAGTACCTTGTTGTTGTAGTCTATTAAACAACTTTTCTTGATCTCTTTGTCTTTGTGGGTCTGTTAATGCCCTAGTAGCTGCTAGTGACTTTGCTGTAGCTTCATCTCTAGTAGTAGGTAAATCTTTAAACATACTTTCAGCAGTACTAAGTGCAGATGTTTGTATTGGCTCATATGCAATATCCCTAACAGACGTAGCTTCTCCTGTTACAGGATCAATATTAGTAACACCTAAACCAGTTCTAACTGTAAATGGTTTAAATACTTTATCATAATCTGCTTGTATATCTTCACCAGCTTTTTCAGCTTTATCTTGTAGTAATTCTAAAGCTCTATAGTCTATGCCTACATTAGCTACATTTTCTAACAAACCTCCTATATCATCTCCAAATACTTCTTTTAAGTCAATAAACTTACCAGCTTCTTCAATAACTTTTTCTGCTGCTGTTGCTGTTACTGCCCCAGCTCCTAAATTTTCTATAACTTTTGTAACAGCTTCAGTTGCTCCAGCAGCGTTAGTTATAGTTAATCCTCCTGTAACAGCATCAGTTCCTACGTCAGTAGCGGTTAATAACGGCAAGTTATCAATTCCTTGTGTTCCAGATAATAAATCATCAAACGTTACGTTGTCTACAAAACCTTGATCTACTAAAGGATTAGCACTAGGATCAAAAGTGCCTAATATACTATCATCAGGTATTGTAGTTAAAGCTCCTGTAATTGGATCAGTTACAACTTCTGACCCAACAAAAGATGATGAAGGGTCTGCTAATGATGGCTGAATTGTAGTAGTGCCTGTTACCTCTCCTGTAATAGGATCAATATTATATCTTTCTAATAAACTACCTGAATCAGTAGTAGGAATACCTAAGCTATCTACATAATCAGTAGTGTTTTCACCAAGAACATTGTTATCTACTAAAAAATCTCCAAACTCTCCTGATCTAATATAGTCAACACCATAAGTAGTACCAGCAGCTACTAAAGCACCCATAAATGCTTTTTCAGCATCTCCTGTTAAAGCATAAGTAGTAGTTCCTGCTAATGCTGCGTTACCTATAGCAAATGCTGCTATAGAGTCAGCAGCTAAACCAGATACAGTAGAACCAAATGTAGAAGCATAAGATGTGCCACCGCTTCCCATAGGCAGACCATTATTAGGCATACCAAGAGCTAAAGAAGCTCCTGTTATAGCAAGAGAAACAAATTTTTTATCAGAAGTATCTTTAAACTGTGGAAAAAATAAAGCAGTATCGTCATCAAAAAACTTAGCTTGTAAGTACGCACCACCTTCTATGTCACTATATAACTCACCAAAGGTAGCACCATTACCATAGTCTTTGTATAGCTCACCTTTAGTATTAAACATATTAAGACGCTCACCTGTTTTTTTATTGTATAATACAGATGCTTCATCTGGTAAAGTAGCTACATACTTTGTTACTTGTGATCCATCATTAGATACCATTGGTTTAACGTATTCGTTTTCAACAGTAACTGGTTCGTAAGTTATTGGTCTACTAAATCCAGTTTCAGAAAAAGGTGGAGGAGTGTATTGATAAGTTACTTCTCCTGTTTCTGGGTCAGTTATTTGTTGTACTTCTTTAACATTATCTCTTACTTTTTCAGTTCTTCGTCCTATATCTAATAAACTATCAACACCAGCTATAGCAATAGCTTCTGCTTGTCTGCTAAATATATTATCTAAATCTTCTGGATTAGGATAAGAATAACCTGATAACTGAACTGTCTCATACTGTTTTTCTAACTCTTGTTTAATATTAGCTTTTCTTTTATCTAAATCAACAGAAGTTTGTTCTGCAAAACCAGTACTAGTATCTATAAAACCAGAATTTATATCGTTTTGAGTACCAGTAAACATTCCTGATGTATCTTCTGCAACCTGTACTGGCTCTTCTGCAACCTGTACTGGCTCTTCTGCAACCTGTACTGGCTCTTCTGCAACCTGTACTGGCTCTGATTGTGCTTGAGTAGTTGTAGCAACAGATTCAGCTAATGAAGTTCCTTTAGGATTACCAAAAATATCTATTTTTCCTGCTTGAAAATCTAAATAATTTTGTCTTGTTTCATCAGTTTTAGGAAGAGTAAAAAAATCTGCTACTACGTTATTAACAATAGCCATTAGTATGTTCCTCCTTCTATTGAACCACCAGACATTGTTCCTGATAGCACAACATTCGTAACAGTAGCTGTGCCTGTTATAGCAGGACTAGCTAAATCTGCTTTAGTGGCTATTGATGTTACAATATTATCAAACTCTGCACCTATTTCAGCACCTTTAATAACTTTATTAGCATCACCACTATTAAGGCTGTCCTTTGCAGCAAAGTTAGTCGTTTTTGTATAATTACTCATTATATAGTCCTTCCTAGAACCGAATAAATATCTAATTTTTGTAAAGATAAAGCATTACCATTAATACTAGCATTAACACCTACTTGTAGTACGTTACCGCTTCCTGTTAGCTGTGCTGTAATTTTATCAATAAATATTGATGCAGAATATTCAGCTATATTATATTCTGCTACTCCAAATTCTGATATAGATGCTGCTTTAGTAGTAGCATCTATTGAGTTATAGTTATTAGAATAATCAAAAGCATATTTTATACTTAAAGTTGTACTAGAAGCTCCTACAACTGTTACATTAATTTTTTTTAATATTTTTGTTAGAGACTGATTACCAAAATCAAGATAAGGAGATAGATAAGAAAATACATAAGGACTACCATCATCAGTAAAGTTTTTATACTGCGCTATTCCATTAGTTTTGCCTAACAATAATCTATTATCTTTAGTAGTTAATAAAGATAAAGGCTCTATTGAATCCCATCTAGTAACTCTATAAGACTGATCTGGCAACAAAGCTCTTACATCAAAACAAAATGTAAAACCACTATTAGGCATAGTTAATAAATAAAATGCTTCTTTTTGATAATATGCACTTTTAATTTTACTTTTATTTTCTACTGCTAATAATGATAAAAAATTATCTCTTACATTTTTAGTTAAATCTCTTAGTGGTGCTGATTTTTCTTGTATAGTTCTTCCTAAACTTCTTACACCACTGCTAGATAAAAATATTAAATCTGTACCAATATTTTGTATAGAGTCTCTAGCAACACAGCCTATTCCTATTATTGTATCAGCTAAAGCTATATTACTCATATCATCTGCATTGTTATATATAACTATATTTCTTTCACAAAATATAACTAATGCACTATTATGTTCAGCAAGGGCTACTATTTTATCACCACCTGCTATTACTTTTTCTAAATTAAGTTGCCCTGATCCGCTACCTGATAAATCTGAACCATCTAATAAAACACTAAAGTATATTGTTAAAGGATCATTAACAATATCAGCAAAAAACATTCTACCAAAAGCTGATAATGATACATTAGGTTTAAACGTATCTACAGTATATCCACTAGGAACACTACCTACATCACCAAGTCTTTGAAAACCAAACACTCCAGAATGTGTGTGTGCAGACCCCATTTTATGATATACAAGTGTAGAATGTCCTTTTTGTGTTACATATCCATGAGGACTTAAATTAACACCGCTTTGGTGCTGTGCTTGTTCAAACTGCCAATCATTGTCTGAAATAGTGTATGATATTGTAGCATCTGCTGTTGCATTATAAACAGATTGTTGTGTCATTGTTGTTTCACCAACAAACAATTTATTATTACCAGCACTTATAATACTAAAAGAATTAGTAGCACTAGTCATATCAAACTCAAACATCATTTCTGGTAATGATGATGTACCACCAGCAGTAGTGTTATATTCCCAACCTTTCCTAGATGCCATTCTACCAGACTTGTCAATTACAGCATTGTCTCCTTCTAATGAAAAAGACTGATCTAGTGTAACACCAGAGTCTTGTGTGTTATTACCAAAGAATCCGGGAGATGTTAATGAAACAGCTTGTATAGGTTTGTTAGGCATTATGAAGGATACCACACAGTTTCTTCATCAGGTCTCCTTGCTGCTTCAATAGCAACAGCATCTGCCAGTGCTTTATTAGCAACACCATACTGACTTGATACGCTAATACCTCCATCTTCACCACGTTCTTCTATTGCTTTAGCCCATGCTAAAGACGTAATTACATTCTTTTGTAATGCTGTAGTATCAGTATCTTCTGATAATTCATTTTCTGTAATTACTAAATCAAAATGAATAACATAATCAGCATCTGGTATAGGTAATAAATCTATTTGACCATCTCTACCAGAAGAAACACCATTATGGTTATAATATACAGGTGCACCTTGTTGAGGTGATTGTGTTAATAACAGTTGTTGAATAAAGTATCTAGTTGGTCTATATTGTAAAAATATATCATCAGTATCATTATGAGCAGCAATAACTCTAAACTTATTACCAGCGTTAGATAAATTATAATTAAACGTGCCTTGTTGTGTTGTAAATGATATTGTGTTTCTTAAAGTATCCCAGTTCCATGAATCTTCTACTTCTCTTTTAGCATCATTAACTAATTTACCTATTAAAGCTGAGTAAGTATTTTGAGATACAGAAGCTACTTGTGCTTCTCTTAGACGCACTAGAACATCATTTACTAAATCTAAATATGTAGTTGTGAGTGACATTTAACAATCCCATTTTCGTAGTGCTAGTGCTTTTCTGGTTGGTCTGCCTTTACTGTCTTTCATTGGTCCTTTGACACCTCCCATTCTAGCACAGAATGATTTACGCCTAGCAGCTTTTTTAGGAGACTTACTAGCTGCTTTTGCTGATACAGGTGGTTTTAAATTAGAACCTGTAGTACGTTTAAAAAAATCTCTGCCTTTTTGATTTAATCCGCCTTTAGGATTTTGATACTTTTTTTGTACCATTTTTCTTCCTTGCAAATGTTTTTACATTAGTAGGCTTACCGCCAGTATTACCTGCTGCTCTTTTTCTTCTTACAGCAGACTCTCTTTGTGCTTTAGTCATAGTGTTTGCTTTACTTCTTGGTACACATTTTGGATAAGCTCTTTTACTATTTTTTGTAGACTTTCTACCACATGGTTGAAACTTTCCATTTTTTTTAGATGCGCCAATATCTACCCAATCTCCTTTAGCTCCTTTACCAAACCATTCTTTAAGAGACACTATGCGTAACCCCCACCTCTTTTTTTGTATGTTTTAACTAACCAAGCATTAGCATAAGCTGATGGGTAAACATCAAACTTACGCTTTGCTTCTGATTTTACTCTACTATATAATGCTTTATTAGTAGGAGTAGGTGATTTACTAGACTTTTTTGTTACCACTTTTAACCTTTGTTTTTGCTGTTTTAGATAACTCATTAAAATGATAAAGCCTTTTACTATTTTTTGTATGAGTTTTTCCTGAGTGTAAAGCACCATCAGACATTTTGTGCATACTGCCTTTATGTTCTTTACCATCTTTAAAATAATGTGGCATATTCTTAGCCATTTATCTGCCCCTTGATATACGTTTAGGCATCATCATTTTCTTCATTGGTTTATTCTTAGGCTTTGTTTTCTTCATTTCTTTTTTAGGTGGTCTGCCCATTTTTGATCCGTATGTTCCTTTTCCCATTGGCATATTATTTCTCCTTAGTTTTGTTAATAATATTTTGAACAGTTTTAGTTTCGTATATTCTAATTGCAGACCATATTAAAGTAGCTAAAGCTGCTAATGGTGGCAATACTTCAGCTAAAGAACCTATAACAGTTATTATAGAAGCTATATCAAATAATGGTTTTATTTCTTCGTGCATAGTTTATATTCTTTATAAGTTGTTTTAAAGCCTTTGTAATTTTGTTAGAAGTTTGTGTGTTCATTCTCCATAACCTGTAACTTCTACCCACGAAGTTGTATCCTCATCCCAAGTGTAATTTTTACCATCTGTTGGATATGTAACAGGTGCTTCCCAAATACAAGTAGTTTCATTTAAAACCCAACTTGCAAATGGTTTTAAAGGAATAAAAGCATCTCTACTAGAATCATAAGTGTAGCCTTTACCTGCATAATTTTTACGAAAAGGTGTACCACCTAAACTATGTATATTAGCATTAGTGTTGTAGCTTGTTCTTTTACAATCTGAAGCATTAAAATAATTACGATACCATTCTTCCCAAGATGATTTACCATCTCGTTCATAATCGGTATTATTTTCATCTTTTCCAGTTGTTACATGAATAACAACATTGTTAGAATCTAAAATTGCATAATGTGCCAACTTTGCTTCTCCTTAAAATTCTATATCGCCACTACCAGCAGTAAACGTATAAACTTTGTAACCTGTTCGTAAAGTAGTATCTGCTGACTTATCAACAGTCAAACCTGCACCAATAGAAGTAATGTCAGCAAAACTACTTGGATAAGCAATTCCTATTAATCCAGAACCACCTGCCATACCTTTACCATCTAATGAATCCGTAAAAGCTGCACTTGTTGCGCCGCCACCACCACCTCCTGTATTTGCTGTTCCAGCAGTAGGATCATGTACAGCAGCTTTACTAGCATGATTACCTAAACCACACCCACCACGACCACCACCATGAGTGCCTGCACCTCCTAATGATCCTGCTTGTGAATGATTAAGTGCATCAGTAGCACCACCACCACCACCACCAATTTCTAGGCTTTGACCAGTTATTGTTTCTGTTTTACCTGCACCACCTGCACCACCTACTTTTGTTGATCCAGGGTTTTGACCATCTTGACCTGCTGCTCCAGCACCACCTCCACCACCGCAAGTAGTATGTATCGCAGTTCCATCAAGTCCATCACCGCCATCAAATCCTTCTGGTATTCCGTTTAAATTTCCTCCTGCATTTCCAGCACCACCAGCATCATTACTATCAGCAGGCCCGCCTCCGCCAGAACCACCAGCACCTCCTAAAGAAGCAGCAGGAGCATTTGTACCTGTACCACCAGAACAACCCCCAGCACCTCCAAAAGAAGCTACAACATTAACTCCTGTTGAAGAGAAAAAAGAATTAGACCCAACATTACCGCCAGCAAAATTATTTGTTTGTGCCCCACCACCACCAACACCAATAGAATAAGTTGTGTCAGCAGTTAATGTCAAAGTAGCAGCAGCAGTAAACATTCTTAATCCGCCTGCTCCACCGCCGCCTCCGTGTGTTCCACCTCCGCCAGCAGCACCACCTGCTAAAACAAATAGTTCAATAGAAGTTGGTACGCCACCACCTCCTGTAGAAATAGAAAAATTTGTCATTAAGAGTTGATGTATTCCTGTCATAATTTAACTCACATTTCCTGTAACAAAACAACCAGCAGCGGAAGTAAAGATTAAACTAGCTACTCCATTATCTGCTATAGTTGCTACTGCTGTAGCACTAGCATTTCCAGCTACAATCATGCCTCCTATAGCTGCACTAATTTGTGCTGAAGAACCTCTAGCAATAATAGATAATATATCTCCACTATCAAAAGTACTAGCGGGTATAGTCATTGTTACACCTGCTGAAATTGCTAAAACAAAATTACCTAAATCAGTAGTTGCTAAATTAGCACTATTATCTACTGTTCTAGATTGAGGAACATCTCTTAAACTACCATCAGAGTCAGATACTCCGCCTGAGACTAATAATGTTCCTGTACTATTAGCAGTAGCAAAAGTAAAAGTTTCTTCTACTAATAAAGTACCACCAACTGAAGCATTACCTACTACATCTAAAGTAGCAGGATTAACTCCTACTTCTACAATAACATTACTGCTATTTTTAGTGTATAGTCTTTTATCAGCAGTATTAATAGCTAGTTCAGCACCACCAGTAGAATTTGTTAAATCAGCAGTTGCTGGTATTCCAGAACTGTCTTTCTTTTTTGTTAATATAGTAGCCATTAATATGTACCCCCTTCAATGGTGCTGGCTGTTGTTAAGACGTTTATACCGCCATCTTGTAATACTCCTGTAAAGTTAGCAGTTGCTGCGTCTAGTTTTGCTGTATCTGCGTCATATGCTTGTACTGATACTCCTAAATCAGATGCTTTTAATACATTACTAGCACTTTGTTGTAATAAGACTGTAAAGTTTGCAGTAGTATCCAACTTGGCTGTATCAGCATCGTGTGCTTGCACAGTTGAACCGATATCTGTATCGACCACCACATTACTACCGCCATTCTGTAATACTCCTGTAAAGTTTGCTGTTGCTTCGCTAAGAGAAACACTATTAACACCAGCAGCAGTTGCAAATGTAACATCAGTAGCATCTGCATTAACTGTTAATACAAAATCAGCTCCTGCATATGATGGTAATAAAACAGACCTAGCAGAAGCAACAGTAGTAGCACTTGTACCGCCTTCGCTAACAGCTAAAGGCAGTTGCTCAAATGTAGCAGTATCAGCACCTCCTGTGCCTCTAAAAAAAGCCATGATAACCCTTATAAAGTAAAACCCACACTAGGTGGGTTATATTAAAAGTTAGGTCTACCTATAAAGCAACTATAAGTAGCTGTTGCTAAATCAATAGCACCGCCTGTGTTATTTTCTATCATAAACTCTAATGTATTTGCTCCAGTAATACTAGCAACTAAATTAGTATCTAATGCAGAGCTATTTGTAGCAACTCCTAATACCATATCACCTAAGTTTACTCCAGAAACTGTAACAGCCGTAACTTCTTCGTTTCCGTCACCAACACTTCCAAAATTAAAACTATCTGATACAGCCCATGTGTCTGTAAAAGCATTTTGAAACTGCCTATGCTGTCCTCTTTGTACTTTTGTAGCCATTGTTTTTCCTTAAGATAAAAAGTAGGGTTGACTAGTTAAAGCCAACCCTTATAGTTAATTAAGCAGGTACAATTAACGCAACAGCAGAGCTATCACGCAACTCACCAACACCATAAAGGGTATCAGCAGTTAGTAAAGTACCTAAGTACTCTTGCTTATATTGTGTTTGCACTCTTAAAGATAATTGCTCAATCAATACAGCCCACTCAGGGTGGAAAAGTAACGAAGCCCTTGCACCACCAGAACCAGAAGTAGTAGCAGCATTAGTAGAAACATATACTTTAACTCCATATATGTCACCAATCTGACCATTTCTAATTGTGTTAGCATTTCCAGACTCACCTGTAAAGGCTTGTTCTGTAAATCTTGAAAGACCCATCATTGTATTACGAGCTACAGGTGGTATAACAAAGCTACGATTTTCCATTGGAACATCAGCATCATCAAGACGCTGAATAGCTCTTCTAAAACCTGCATCTGTAATAGCTGACTCGTTATTTGAACCAGCTACATAAAGTGTAGAACCATCTCCACCAATATAGCCTTTAGTGTAAGCTGTGTTAGCAGCACCACCTTGCGCAGAAGCACCTAAAGCTAAAACGTCTGTGTCGATTCTTGTAGCTAATGAATAACCAGCATCATCAGTATAGAAACGTCTTAATGAGTTTAATGCCTGTACTTCAGCAAAATCATCAATCAATCTACTATATTCATAATGAGAACCAATGGTAACAGTAATTTCTGAACCAGATTCTTGAATAAGAGTTACTTCAGTTTCAGCAGCTTTAGTACTGGCTGCTCCTCTAGCTGGTGAAGGAAAGTGAACTACATCACCTTTCTTACCCTTCATATTCATTTTTTTAACTAAATTAGCAGCAACAAGATTTTTCTTATATGCTGCGACTATTTCATCAGACCAAACCTCAGGTATAAAACCTGCTGTATTTACTTCTGATTGAATAACGTGATTAGTACCTAGACCCATGATAAATATCCTTTATAAAATGTAATTTATCTGACCCTTCCTTCTTTATAAGCTAATTCTATTTCAGACCACATAGAATCATACTTGTCAGGATCAGTTTGATTCAGTCGAATAAGATCAGAACGCCTAAAAATCTTTTTAGATGGTGCTTCATTACTTCCACTAGGTACAGTTGTAGTAGCAGTTTTAACGCTTTGAGATCGAGATTGTTTCTCCATCTCTGCTGTTTTCTTGCCAGTTTCTCTTCTATCTTTGTATAAAGATATTAACTCGTCAGCAGCGTCATAATCATATCTACGATCAGCACGAACAAATAACTCTGATCTAACTTTAGAATTATTTACCCAATCTTGAAATCCTTGCTCTTTAACAACATCAGCAAAATCAGAGTGTTTCTCTTTTAATGCTGATAATGCTTTAGCTCTTTGCATTTCTAAACTAGCTTGTTCTGCTTGCTTAATCTTAGGGTGATTTTGTATTGCTTTATCTACAGCCTTTTTAGGGTCAGTAAAAAAATCATCTTCATTATTTTCTTGTTCTGTTTGCTTTGTCTGTTCAGCTTGGTTATGGATATAAGAATCAGCAACTCTGCGTAGTTCTCCTAACTCTGAACCCTGCCTACCTATTAGCTTCTCAGCCGCTTGGTGCATACCAACAATTTCTGATAAAGATTTTCCCTTATACTTCTCTGGTATCTCTTCTTCAACTTTTGGTTGTTCTTGGACAACTTCTTCTTCTGTTTTAGTTTCTTCTTCCTTAACTTCTTCTACAAATTCAGCCATTATATCTCCTGTGTCATATAGACATTTTAGGAAAGACACTTACATAACAGGGGGTCTCCTTATCCCTTAAATACTTATCATACCTCGACTTCACTACGATAAGCATCTCCAATACCCATTTTTCTTTCATACTTCATGTGACTCTCTCTTTTTTTTATCCAAGCATCAGATGCTGTAGGAAAGTCACCAGAGCAACCATCTAAATCTATTCTTGGAATACTAATTATGCGTTTAGCGTTAGCATTACAATGTGGACAAGATGTTGCAAATTGTTCATCATCTATGTATCTATCAAACAGATGATTATTAGTACAAATAAATTCAAATATTCTTTTAGCCATACTTAAGTATTAGTATATTCTTCTTCGTTATTAATATCTTCATACACCTTTTCTGACATTGTTTTTAAATTTAAAATATATTTAAGCATATCTACTTGACCTTTTTGAAAGTAAAAGTCATCAACACCTTTACAGTTATTAATGTCTTTATACTCGTTATACATCTTTGTTAAGTCTTCTTCAAGGTCTTTCCAACCCTGACTTAACATCATATCAAAACGATCATCATAATACTTTTGTAATTTTTTATCCATAATGGAAAGTATTATAACACACTTTTACTGTTTTGTCAAGTGTTTCTTGAAGATTGTAGCTGTAATTCTGCTATTCTTGCTTTTGTATCTATATCTTTTTCTTTTAAAGCAACATTAGCTAGTTTTATACGCTTTTCAAACTCTTTTGTAGGATCATCAGCCTCTCCTAAGTATTTAGAAGCACTAGCAGCTACTTTTGCTTGCATTTCTGTAGGTTTTAACTGTGTTTCTACTGCTTCAGACTGTGTTTTAGCCTGTTTTAGCTGTATATCTGCCTGTAAATCAGCTAATTCTAGTTGTGTTTTCTGCATTTCCATTTGCATAGCTGCTTGTTCAGCTTGTGCTTGCTGTGGATCAGGTTGCATCATCTGTTGTAACTGTGCTATAAGTGTTTCTCTGTTACTTAAACCAGAGTTTTCTATAACTGCTGATAGTATCAAAGGAACTATAGGTGATTCTGCTCCTAATGTTTTTAATAAATTAAGAAATTGCATTTGTTCATGTTCTCTTGCTATTATACCTAAGTTACTAGAAGGTATAAACACAAAATCTTGTGCAGGATATCTTTCAGGATCAAACTGCATAAACCTGTGAGCAGCTTTAGTAACAAAAGGAATTAAAAATTGTTCTTGAAAATTTACTAAAGTTCTTTTGTTCTTTTTTATAATTGATGATAAAGCTACTGACATTCCTTGTCCTTCACCTGTAGTCATAGCAGGTAAAGAAGCACTGTCTACTGTACTGGTAGCCATTAGTAACATATTCATAAAGCTACTAGCAGTATTTATGTTAGATGGGTCAGTATTACCAAACTTAAATGGTTGTAGTATTTCTGCTGGATTACCATTAGTAAGTATTGTTTTACCAGCTTTAACTTCAAACTTAGCTCCTCTAGGTAGTCTAGTAGCATCTATAGCCATCATAGGCACAGTAGATAAAGCC